ACCAAGTGGTCAAAGAGATACTCCAGCGCATCCAAGCCGTGCTTTTTGTAGGCGGATAATGCAATTAGATAGGTTATATTCAAGAGCAGAAATTGAAGCCATATCGGCACGATTAGGATATAGCGTATTTGATAGGCGAGGCGGTTGGTGGACTCAACCAAATGGCAATCATTCTCCAAGTTGCAGACATCGGTGGTTTGCTCAAACGGTTATAAAGAAAGGTTAATATGAAGAATATATTATTTATAGGAGCAAATGCAATTAAGGAAAGAACTTCGGTCCATTCTAATATTGATGATAAATTGATAATGCCAGAAATCAAGACCTGCCAGGATATGTATATCTTGCCAGCTTTGGGAACGGCTTTATATGTTAAACTTCAAACGGGTATTGAAAATGCTACGTTGAGCAATGTTGAAACGGCTTTATTAAATGACTATGTAACCGACACTTTGGTTTATTATGTATTATCAGAGTTGCCAGTAGGTTTATCTTTTCAGTTTTATAACAAAGGATTGGTAAGAAAGACTTCTGATAATAGCGACCAGCCTAATATGCAAGATTTAATCGATGTGGCTAACCGTTATCGCTCAAGAGCAGAGTTTTACAAGCAAAGAATGATTAAGTACTTACAAGAGGTAAGCACAAGCAATTTGTTTCCTGAATATATTAATCCAGGCACGGGAGTCGATACAATGTACCCTGAGAAAGATGGCTATCAATCAAGTATTTTCTTAGGCGATGAGAATAGTTTGTTTGGGATGACTTATCCTCAGCACGTTATGAAAAGTAAAGGACATTGCAATTAATAAAATATGCCAAAAGCATTCTCAACCAAAAACATTAATAAACTAATTGTTTATTTAACAACAAATGGCAATAAAACAACTGACATTAAATCAAACAATCAAGCTGATAAGGGATATTGCCCAAAGCCACGACCAAATTAATACGGTCTATTTTGGCGATGTGTGGGAGTTTCTTTCTCAGCCTGATAATGTTTATCCATCCATGTTCTATTCGTTGACTGGAAGCCAAATAAACGGCAAAGAATTAAGTATGTCATTTAGTTTATTCTTTCTTGATAGGCAACTACAAGATGAGACTAATGAAACGGAGGTTTTATCTGACCAATTGCTAATCTGCCAAGATATTATTTCAATGCTAAAGCATCCAAATTTTAATTGGGAGATTGGCGAAGGAATTACATTAGAATTTTTTACTGAAAACGAGAAGGATTATTTAGCTGGAGTGAAAGCCGATATAACGGTTATTTATCCGATGCTTTCTAATCGTTGTCAAATACCAACCGACTTTACATATCCAAGTTAAGAAATGGCAAATAAGAAAATAAACCAATTAGTCTCTAAGACTTCAATTTTATCAACCGATTTATTTGGTATCGGAGATGCAACTACGGGGCAACTATTTAAAAAGACTATTGCTGAATTGCAAGCTGCGATTGGTGGAGCAGTAATTTCGGTAAACGGCTTAGTTGGAACGGTTGTTTTGGACACGGATGACATTCAAGAATTAGCGACTCCGACTAATAAATGGTTTACTGATGCAAGGGCAAGGGCAGCAATTAGTTTAACGGTAACGGGTAACTCAGGTGCTTCGACTTATTCAAGTGGAACGGGTGTTCTAAACGTACCTACTTATACGCTTGCTGGTCTTGGTGGTATTACTGCAACGTTTTTAAGTGGTGGAACTGGTATTTCTTATAACTCAACTACGGGAGTTATTTCTTATTCGGGTATGGTTTATACTGATGCTTCGATTCGTGCTTTGTTTAGCGGTGGAACGGGTATTACTTATAACTCGACTACGGGCGCAATTACTTATAGTGGCACGGTTTACACGGATTCATCGATTAGGGCATTGATTTCTTTGACAACTACGGGGAATAGTGGCGCATCTACCTACAATAATACAACGGGAGTAATAAACGTGCCTGAATATACTCTTGCTGGACTTGGAGGTATTTCTTACACTTCATTAAGTGGAGGTACTGGTATTACTTATAATAATACTACGGGTGCGATTAGTTACTCAGGTACGGTTTATACTGATTCAAGTATAAGAGCATTGATTTCAGCAAGTGGAGCAGTATCTTATAATAATACTACTGGAGTAATTAGCTTAACAAGTGGTAATTTAACCGAAGCGACAAGTTCGGTCTTAACAATTACTGGAGGAACGGGTGCAGTTCTTGGCGCTGGAACTTCTATTCAAGTTAAGCAAGCAAGTTCATCAGTATCGGGATTCTTGTCAAGTACGGATTGGAATACGTTTAATGGTAAGGCAAGTGCGCTAAGTGGAACGACTAATTATGTAGCCAAATTTACTTCAAGTTCTACAATTGGAAATAGTTTAATTTTTGATAACGGAAGTAATATTGGAGTATCAACAACATCTTTACTCGCAGATGCTTTATTACCTATTCAAATTAATGCAGTAGCTACAACCGGACAAGCCTATTTTGCATCAAATAATGCTGGTGGATATGGTTTATTAATGGGTTATGATAATGCTAATGGATATGCAAGAATAAGAAACGTATCAAATACTGCATTAACATTTGAAACTAATAACATAGAAAGATTTAGAATTTCAAACGCTGGAGCAGCCACGTTTTCGAGTACAGTATTTGCAACAGGGTTCTTTGTACCACAAAACGAAGGTATCGGATTTAATGGACAAGGATTATTTACAACTGCAATTTATAGTAGAAATTCTGGTGCTGATTTATGTTTTAATGCTGGTAATAGTGAAAAAATGCGAATTACTTCTGCTGGCAACGTAGGTATTGGAACGACTTCGCCAGATAGAAGATTAAGAATAGCATCAGATGGAACAAATTGGATTAGTGCAGTAATAGGAGGTAGCGGAGGAGGTGATGTTGTGGTTATTGGGAATTTAGGAGGAGCGCCAAGTATTGGTGGACATAATAGTGCTTTAACTGCATGGGCAAGGCTATCTTTAAACCCTGATGGGGGAAATGTATTAGTTGGAACTTCAACTGACAATGGGGAACGTCTTTATGTATCAGGTGCAATAAGAGCAACGGGAACAATTACTGCAAACTCAGATATTAGCTTAAAGAAAAACCTTTTAAAAATAGAAAATGCTTTAGAAAAAGTAGAGCAAATAAACGGATATACTTACGAATTTAAAGCAGATGATTCAAAGCGCCACGCTGGGGTTATTGCTCAAGAGATTCAAACTGTTCTTCCTGAGATTGTAAACAAAGGTAACAATGGTATTCTTGGTGTTGAATACGGAAACATATCAGCTTTATTAATCGAAGCGATTAAAGAACAAAATATTAAAATTAAAAATTTAGAAACACTTTTAGCTTCTAAATAGATGCCATTACAAGGAAGTGGGGCAATGTCTTTTGCCGATGTGTACAATGAAATGACGGGGGAATCTTTAACGAATCCCCCTATTTCTATTACTGCTGCTGAACAAGGTCAACTTCAAAACTCTAGTGGGCAAACAATTCCATTAAATCAATATTACACTCCAAGACCTGACGGCAGTCTACCAACGGTATTTCCGACTGAATGGTATTTATATTGTCAACGATGTAACCAACCTAATCCATATTTAACGATTAGCAAATCGGCGCCTACGGGTGGGAATCTTAATCAAGCATATTCGTATTACTTAACTATTGTAAACAATGGCACAACGGCAACGACTGCGCCTATTCAAATATCTGATTATTTTCAATACGGATTAAATTTTATTACTCATAGTGGAGATGGATGGAATATAACCGTTCAGCAAGTTTCAATCGATGTCGGCATATTTTCTTATAATGTCTTTGGAACTTATAACGGGGTTTTACAACCAAACGAAGTCTTAGTACTTCAGTTAATTGTTAATCCAGTTATATCGACAACGTATTATAATTATGCAACGGTATCGGGTGGAGGCGAAGCGATTTCTAAGACCTCAAATACAACCACTACTTTAATAGGTGGCGCAGAAACTTGGACAAGTTCAGTCACTAAAAGATTAGTCCGTACAATTCAAAAGAATGACTGCGGGGAATACGGAGTAGGCTCATATCAAGAAGTTTATTCGCCTTTTTTTACGGCTACTTATACAAGTTCAATAAGTCAGGCTGATGCCGATACTAATGCAAATAATCAGGCAACTGCATTATGTAACCAATGGCTTGATGCTAATGGGCAATCGGTTGCAAATCAATACGGGACTTGTGTTTACGGTTATCCTCAGATGACATTATCGAAATCGATGCCAGACTCATTTAATCTTAATCAATCGGGAACGGTAAGGATTCAAATGCGAATTTTGGCAAATGTGACAACTGGGCAAATTGTGATGTCAGATGTTTTGCCAAGTGGATTTGAATTTGTAAGTACGGTTGATATTCCAATTCCATTTAGTTTAACGGTTAGTGGAAAGACTTTAACTTATACAACTTCTACTTCATTACCAGTAGATTACTTTGCCGAGTTTGTATTTACGGTTAGGGCAATAACGGTTGGGAATTACACAAACTTTGCTTCTGCTTATGGAGGGAATATTTTAAATAATTATGCTCAAAGTAATACGGTGTCAACTTATGTATTTGGACAACCATCATTTGCTTTTTCAGTTGACTCGTTTAATGAAAATTTTAAATATCCAAGACCAATAACTGCAATACCTACGGATGAGGCTTATTATGTATATCGATTAACAATTGGCAACCAACCAAGTACTAATTCTTCTTTGGTAGCCATGCGAATTACCTTACCTAACCATTTAAGAATTGTTGACCACGTTTCAGTATTTATTAATGAAACTTATTTTTTTTATTCTCAAGGTCTTTTACCTTATGAATTGTTAATATTTCAACGTAGTAATGTAACCGTTCCCGTAGGACAATATATTTTTTATGTCAGGATAAATTTAGTTATTGATTATTATAGAATGTCTTCAATAGTACAACCCGTATCGGGAAGACCTTTTGATAATTTAATAATTAATTCAAATAGTCAAGTAGTTCCAAGAAGACAATTTACAAATTTTAAAGGTTTTGTTGGAGGGACTCAAGTACATGAAGATGAAAGGTCAATTGATTGGGCTAACAATTATCAATTTTTAGCAACGGCAACTTGTAGAGATACAAATCAAAACGTTATTGCTCCTATTGATACTAATGATTTGACTTGGGATTATTCGATTAATAATAAAACTCCCGTAAGTCAACAATTCCCATTGACTTACGATGCTGGCATAAATACTTTTACTGCCGTTGGTAATATGTATGCACTTAATGCAGTAAGAGATAATTTATTTGGTAATATAAATGTAGATTATCCATTTCAAACAAGTGGGACATTTTGGATAAGAATTTATTATAGAATTTTTCATAAAGGAAGGCATATTACTACTGCTTATGTTAATCCAGGTGATATTTGGTTTCAATTATTTGATTCAAGAGAAGATGTTTATGTTAATATATATGATAATGAGCCAAAGCTAAGAAATGTATTATTTAAAATAATACTTAATCCAAATGGAACATACAGATATTGGCCAGATTAATAAAATTTTGAATAATAGCTATTTATAATTGTAAACTAAACAAACAACCAAATGAAATTAGATTTTAACTTTGACTTTATCGGTCTTGATGACCAAGTATTTGAGGGTGGTAATGCTGGTAAAATGTTAGCTGGCGCATTAGCCTCCGCATCTAAAGGAGATGCACTTAAATTTTGGGATTGGGCAAAGAAATTATTTAAAGGCGAGGTCTTAGATTTAGACAAGTCAGACCAAGAAACTTTAAAAGGATTCGTAAAAGATAGCGAATCATTTACCGTTTTAGCGAAAGCACAATTATTAGAGATATTTATTAAAGACTAATATGATAGTATTCATTGAGCCAGTTAAGGGAGTTAGAGAAATTGCAGACCGAGTAGAAATTAAGGTCGTTAATTATGCACTTCAAAATCCTGAGCAAACTTTGTATTTCAAATTGATGAGCCAATTTAATCCTATGATTGAAGAAGGTAATCTTATTATACCTGAGCCAATCGTTGCTCAATGGGGAGTTGATGACTCGTTCATTGTTAAATGGGCTTTACAAACATTAGGCTTAGAAGAAAAGAAAATCGTTCCAGTACAAGAAGAAGAAGTATTGATTGAAGAGGAAGAAGAAGTATTGGTTGAAGACGAAGAAGAAGTTGCACCTGAAACTGATGGCGAATAATGAATGATTGGGAAGAGGTAATAATACCAGGAATAACGGGATTATTTGGTTCTTTAATTACTTGGTTATTTGGCAGAAAGAAAGAAGGAGTTGAGGTACAATCGACTGAGATTACTAATGTTCAAGAAGCTATTAAAATTTGGAGAGAAATGGCAACGGATTTAAAAGCAGAGGTTGCCGACTTAAAAGATAAGGTCGAAAGTTTAACAACTGAGATTCATAATCTACGTTCAGAGAATGTAGAACTAAGAGCAAAATTAGATGAAAGTCAACCAAATAAGCCAAAAAGGACTAAGCCTAATAAAGAAGTTTGAGGGAGTTAAACTCAAGCCTTACTTATGTCCAGCTGGCATACCGACCATTTCAATCGGTTGCACCTATTACGAAGATGGAACTAAAGTCAAAATGACTGATGCGCCAATAAGTGAAGCGAGAGCAACGGATATATTTTTAAATGTAATTAAACATTATGAACGGAGCGTTGACTCATTTTGTCGTGATGACATTAATCAAAATCAGTTCGATGCCCTTGTATCGTTTTGCTATAACGTGGGCGCTGGCGCTTTAAAGAAAAGCACATTATTAAAGAAAGTCAATGCTAATCCAAATGACCCTTTAATCAAATTAGAATTTTTAAAATGGAATAAAAGTGGAGGCAAAGTTCTTAACGGACTTACCTTGAGAAGACAAGCAGAATCTGAATTATACTTTTCGTGAAACAACTACTCATCGGTTTGCTAATTGCAAACTTTTTTTATTCTTGCAAGCCAACTAAATCGGTCATAATCGAAAAAGAAAAGATTCGTATTGATACGATTCGTGACTACAAAGTAATTACTAAATATGATTCGGTCCACGATACGCTAACCATTGCTAATCCTTGCGATTCTACGGGCATACTGACACGATTTTATTCTAAAATAACCGTTCCTCAGGGTCGCATAATTATAAGGTCTTACAAAGGCAATATTCAAGCCACGATTAATATAGATTCTATTGAAAATGTCTATCAAAATTTGTATGCTTCTACTTTGTCAACCGATAAATTAATATCTAATAAAGAAAAAGTAACGAATATTATTCCAACTTGGTGTATCTTAACCATTATTTTTCAAGGACTTATAATCTTTGGTTACTTATATTTAAGAATATTTCATGTATAAAATAGATATTGAGCCAGTGGAGAAGCCAAAATCAAGAGCAAAAGATTTACTTGATACTATGATGGATGTAATGGAGAACATCGAACACGTTGATGATGCTGCTTACGTTTTACGAATGAAAGTGCTAAACAATATCGAATTTTTAGTCGATGTTTTAATGGAAGAATATGAACAAGGACGATAAATTAATTAAGATTAGGGAGCATTTCTTTTCAACAAATCTTAGCAAAACGGATTTTTACAATTCATTTTATGAAATGTATGGATATAAAAGTCCAAATTCATTAAGGAAATTAATGAGTCAATACAATATTTTGGCAAAGGATAGGTCTTTGCAGGCAGTTAATCAAGAGATGCCACCAGTAGTCGTAAACTATAACCTTGATACATTGGACAACTTTGGGATTGAAGATAGCATTGGCAAAGAATATGTATCGGCTAAATTACCTAACCACTTAAAAAAAGTCGGAATCTTATCTGACATTCATTTTCCTTATCACGACTTGACTGCTTTGACTTGCGCTATTAAGCATTTAAAGGAGCAAGAAATTGATTGCTTGTATCTTAACGGAGATATCCAAGACTTCTATTCTATTTCCAGGCACGAAAAGGAAAAGGATATGCGAGACTTTAAAAGAGAGGTCGACATGAATAGGGATTTCTTGCAGAGGCTTAGGGATTTATTTAGAACGATTCCGATTTATTATAAATTAGGCAACCACGAGAATAGATTTGCTAGGTCATTACAATTACAAGCTGAAGAGTTTGCGCAATTACACGATTTACAATTTGATATATTTTTTAGGTTAGATAAGTTAGGCATTACGATGGTTGAAGATTGGCAGGGTATGGAGATGGGCGATTTGTTAGTGCTTCACGGGCATGAATTGTATGGTGGTGGCGGAGTAAATCCAAGTCAAAATCTATTTAACAAGACTATCTGCAATACTTTAATTGGTCACGTTCATAGAACTTCAACAACTCAGAAGAAGACTGGCTTTAAGGAGTTTATAAATACTTATAGTACTGGATGCTTAACTTTATTAAGTCCTAAGTATATGCCGTTTAGTATGCACAACCACGGCATGGCTATTGTCGAGATAGATAACGGCAAAACTATGGTCCACAATATTCAGATAAGAGAAGGGAAAATAATTAAATAGTATTATATTTGTCTTTTCATAGTTAAGTTTTTTGTTAAATAGGTTTAAGTAAATAGAATCCCTATCGGTCATATCGGTGGGGATTTTTGTTTTATACTACCGTTAAATAAATAATTATAATAATTTTATAAAAAGTTTTTTTATTTAAAATAATAGGTATATATTTGTCTCAACAAAAACAAATAATAAACTTAAACCAATCAAAAAATGAGAAATTCAACAATCGATTCAACTCACGGTTCAGCTTACGATAGAGGAAGTGCAGATTCTTATTATAGAAGACCTAAATTCCCACACAAGTGGCCTGAAGGAACTGGTAACGGAGAAATGGTTATATTAACAGACCCAAAAGAAATAGAAGAATATTTATTAGGGTACGAAGAAAATCAAGATTTTAAAGAGTGGTAAAAAATATAACCCGAGCCGAAGCGGATTCTTCGGCAATCTTAAACCAACAATCAAATGAAAAAATCAATCGAGTACATTAAAGACTTTTACCAAACTGACCGAGAAGGTTTAGTTGGTAGCATTGCAATCGCAATATTTTTTTACTTCCTATTGTTTCATATTATCCCAATCATCTACTAATATGATAAAGTATAAAGCAAAATTTCAAGACGAAGCTGGGTTCTATCATTGCACCTGGTTTTGCGAAGGACTTGAAGACTTTTGGTCTAAAGTGTATCGTGAAGAAAGAGTTTACAAATCAAAATTCATAGAGTTAAACCAAGACTAAAAATGGAAAACAAATTAGCAGAAATTCAAGCAAAGGTTAAAGCACCTAAAGGACAATTCAACTCATTCGGTAAATACAACTACCGAAGTGCTGAAGATATCCTTGAAGCAGTCAAGCAAGTAGTTAATCCGATGGGTTATTCTATTACGATTTCCGACACGATAATTAACGTGGGCGATAGATATTATATTAAAGCTACTGCAACGCTTTCAAACGGCAAGGAAACGTGGTCTACGGATGGATATGCAAGAGAAGAAGAAAGCAAGAAAGGAATGGATGGCAGTCAAGTTACTGGAGCGAGCAGTTCTTATGCCAGGAAGTATGCGCTTAACGGATTGTTTGCATTGGATGATACAAAGGATTCGGATGCTACAAATACTCACGGTAAAGAGGAGGCTAAAGTTCAAATTCAATTACCATTATCTCAATGGAAAAAAATGATTGATGAGTGCAAAACAATAGAAGAATTAAATTCATTATATTCTGAAAAATCTTTTATTGTCAATAATAATCAAGATGTATTATCATTATTCAAAACTAAAAAATTAAGTTTCACAATTAACCAATAATCAAATGAGCAAATTAGTAAGCATTTCAATTAACGTAGATTTGTTAGACAAGTCTAAATTGTACAAGGGTAAGAAAGGTACTTACCTAAACATCAGCGGATTCTTAAAAGAGGATGCTGATAATTACGGGAACTATGGTTTCGTAACTCAAGACGGAGTAAAGACTCCCGAAAGTAATGCGCCAATATTGGGTAACTTTAAAATTAAAGGAACGGAAGGATTTGCTGCACAAGCACCTAAGCCAATGCCAGTTTATGATTCTCCAAGTGCTACATTAGTCGATAACGATTTACCTTTTTAACGATGGAAGAAATACAATTTAATCCACAACAATTCGAGATAGGATTATTCGGTCATAATCCAATCTTAGATATGAGCAAGGCTCAAATTAATCATTTAGTACATTTGATTAATGAAGGCATTAAGGAAGGGGGCAGAGACATTAAGTCTTTGCTTGCCATCGCATCGAAGTATCAGTTGCTATTTGCTGAACTTGAGAAGACTTTAAAAGAGCAAGCAGTTGACGAATTGCTTAAATACGACAAAGGTCGATTTGAGGTCCACAATGTTGAGATGCAAGTGGCTGAGGTTGGAACGAAATACGACTTTAGTGCTACTAAGCAATGGGTTGATATTCAGGACCAAATCGATGAGTTAAAAGAAAAACAAAAGGAAGTCGAGAAGTTTTGTAAAGGAATCAAGAATAAAACTATTACGGTAGATGAGGAAACGGGCGAATCGTTTGAGTTTTATCCACCAGCTAAATCAAGTACAACATCAATTAAAAAAACAATACTATGATGATTAAGATAAAGAAAAATATTATACATCAGGCGGTTGCCGATAGTTTAAACAAGAAAGGTATTTTACCTTTTAGCGCAAGAGAATGGAACGTTCAGAATGTTCAGCAAGTAGTCTACTGGAATCTTAGAAACAAAGAGAACGGATACGTTAAGTACCCTGAAGTAATGCGAGAAGTTCAAATGATAGCTAAACAAATGCAAGATGAAAAATCAAGGCAAATCCAATAACTCAACTGAAACGGCAGAATTTCTCACGATGGTCGGCATCGTGGGAATAATTGCCACTTGGATATTTTATTTAATTGTAGATTTATTAAGATGAAAGCACTTACGTTCAACCAATGGCAAGACCATTTAAGCAAAGAGTTAAAAAAGGATTATAAGAAATTATATCACACATCTAAATTTAAACCAAATGAAAACAAGCTTCAAAAAATATCATCAAGACAATCCCCAAATATACCAGGAGTTTAAACGTTTAGCATTCCAACTAATTAATCGAGGATACATTAGACTTGGAGCAAAGCAGATATTTGAAGTCATTAGATGGCATACAATGGTCGAAGGGAATGATAGATTTAAAGTTAATAATTCATTTACTTCGGACTATGCTAGGTTATTTGAATCAGAGCATCCAATATATTCAGGATATTTTTCTAAAAGACTTTGTAAATCGGTTTAGTTTTTTTATATTTGAATATAATTAACCAAGAGGGTCGGAGTTCTTGGGTAATTTAATAGGTTAAATAACCAAAGCCAGTTTTGCACTCCGACGCAGACTGGCTTTTTTATTTTTAAAAAATGGCAAAACTAAAAATTTTAAACAAGTATGCTACCGTTCCAAATGAATTACTGAATGATTCGGTAATATCATTAAAGGCAAAAGGTATGTATGCTTACATTCAATCTAAGCCTGAGAACTGGGACTTTTCTGCTGAAAGAATATCAAAGCAATTAAAGGAAGGTTTACCAAGTGTTAAGTCAGCATTACAAGAATTAGAACTTAATGGCTATCTAGTAAGAAGGAGATTTCAAAATAATAAAGGCTTTTGGGAAGTCGAATATATATTAAATGAAAATCCTGAGATTCAAAATCCTACGGCGGAAAACCTGATAGCAGGAAAACCGACAGAGGAAAATCCTATGGTAGGAAAAACGTCAAACAATAGTAATAAAGATTATAGTAATAAAGATTATAATAGTAATAAAGAATATAAAGAATATAAAGAAAATCGTTTTGATAATTTTTTTGGAAGTAAAGAGATTACATTAAGAGAAGAAATTTTTAATAAATGGTTTCAGCATAAAAAAGAAAAAAAACAATCTTATACTCCAAGTGGAAAAAAAGAATTATTAAAAACTTGGGAAAATAAAAGTGACCAAGAATTAGAAATTGCAATTAATCATTCAATATCAAATAATTATTCAGGTATTTTTGAACCTAAACAACAATTCAGCAATAATGGAAATACAACTGAGAAACTCGGAACAAGTGCCGCAAGAATGGAAGCCTTACGGAAGTGGTAATGCAATTGCAATAAGACAAGCACAAAGCGCTATTGCTTTACGTGTAAGGAACGAAGAAGATATAAAGCAAGCATTACGTTACACAATGGTTTTAGTTGGCTTAAGAGGAAACAATTTACCAACTGAAGAAGAAAAGGTTGTATTGACTAATTTTGTTAAGTCAAATTTTGGTAATAATACTTGCGAAGAAATAAAACTTGCATTTGAAATGGCAGTCGCTGGAAAGCTAAATATTGATTCTAAATGCTATGAGAATTTTTCTTGCGAATACTTTGGTAGGGTTATGAATGGTTACCTGGAGTATGCAAGACAAGAGATTAAAAACTTACCTAAACAAATAGAGCCAGTGAAAGAAAAACCTAATGACCAAGAATTAATGAC